AAGGAACTGCGTTACCTAAGTTCTCTGAATTACTTAATGTTGTGCTTTCGTGTTGATAGACATTGCCTAAACTGTCGCAGGCTATTGGAAAATCAAATACACCTTGGTCAATCCAGCAACCTCTGTCCATAGAACCAATGCTCCATACATTATCAACATAGTTCCAAATGACATATTTATTTGGTGCTTGTGCATCATCACCTTGCGGATAAAACCAAATAATTTCATTAAAGTTAGAGTTATGACCACCAGCTGCAACTTGCCTATATTGATATTTTATGTTGTCAAATACATGGTCATGCACATCACATTTTATTTCTTTAACAGAACCATCAAATACAAAGAAAGAGTTTTCACCCATCCATGATAAAAAATTACCAGAAGTAACTACTGTTCTTGGAGATGCAGCCTTACAGTTAGTACCAGCATCTTGGATGCCGTATATAAAAGGAGAACCTGTGTAATACATTCTTGCAATACCTGTGTCTGTAAAAATGATGACATCTGTTTGCCATTTAACTGCACTTAGTATTCTGCCGCCTGTTGGTATCTGTAAATCACCAGCCGTATTAGTTGCTGCGGCTGTCCAGGTTGTGCTTGCTTCTCTTGATGACCATTGTACCTTTCTTGGATCTCCGCCTGCACCTAAAGCTAAAACATGGCGTTCGTTGGTTACTAATACACCAGAACAACCAGTAGGAGAGTTGGTAAGTTGTGAGCCTATCGTTGCTGGTGAAGAAGGCGACCATTTGTAAATCTTGCCATCACTTGCACAACAGAAAAGTAAATCTTCTCCAAAGTTAGCAAACGACCAAGACTTAGAATCAAAGAATAAACCAGACTGTGATCTAGCATCGCCGTAATCTTCTACATTGTAATGGTAAGCACCATAACCAAGCGGATCGCTTGAAGCATCTGTAACAAAGCCAGATGGTGTAATGTCGTACCAAATACCATCGTGGTTGACAAAAATCTTTTGTCTTGTGCCAACGGCTAAAACCTTTTTACCAGAATTGGTAATGTAGGCAAACATACCTGTTGGAGTGCCTGTTAATGCTGTATTCCTGATCTTTTCCCACCCACCAATAGGGCGTAAGTAACCGTTTTGAAAACGCACTAAGTCGCTGTCAACCCAGCGACCTTTGTTGGCATAATCAGTTCCGTTAGTTACAACACCTGCGGGAGGCGTTACAGGCAGCAAGGCCATGTTATGAACTTAATGTTTTAGTTACAGATGTTGGTGTTACTTTTTCAGCTATAACTGCATCTAAACCTGTTTTCATAGCTGTAACTGTATCAGCAGTTAATGCTGTTTCAACCCAACCTTGCACATCAGCATTAGTAAGACTTGACCAGTTTGTAAAACTAGACAAATCATCTGTGCTAACAGCTTGTGTACCGTATGTAGTAGCAGTCCAGTTGTTGCCATCGCTGTCTTTATTAGTGCCATCGGTAGCTGTAAGCCTCCAATGCACATTGTAAACCACATTTGATTTACTGCTTTTTGTTGGGTATGTATCACAAGTTTTACAATCCCATGTATAAGATATTGCCATATTTATTCTCCTTTAAGTAAGTTAATTTCAGATTGTAAGGCATCAATCTGTGTTTGTTGTTCTTGTATAGCTTTAACAAGTAGTGGTGTGATTCTTCCATAGTCCATACCTTGCATTGTCTCAGCATCTTTTTCACCACTTACTGCATCAGGGAATATTTCTTGAACCTCGTGAGCTATAAAACCTTCGCTAGATGTACCATCTTCTTTCCAATCAAATTTAACTGGATTAAGTTGATTAAGTCTTTCTAAACCATTTTGTATTGGTTGAGCATTTTCTTTTAATCTGTAATCAGAACCAGTATCGTAAGTAGTACCTGTATTTGATATTTTTATAAAACCAATTTCAGTACCACCACTATTTCTAAAAAACGCAGCGTAATGAGTTGCACCTGATGTTGTGTTTGCTGTAAGAAATGCTGGTACAGTTGGTGATGCAGGAGCAGTAATACTACAAGCAGATGCTTTTGAACTTGTACCAACTAAAAGAGAACCAGCACTATCCATTCTCATGCGTTCTGTATTGCCACTTGTAGAGTTGTAGTTAGTATTTGTATACCAAATATGCTTAGTAACTCCTCTATGGTCTGTACCTGAAGAACCATAAACTAAAGAGGTGTTACCATTTACTGCTAAACCACCAATTAGAGCAGCAGTATTATTGGTATACATTGTCATAATAATTCCAGCATCTTTAGCTGTATTATCAGATAAATTACTAGAAAGGCTTATTTGGTCTACACCACTTGTGCCACCCATAATCTGTAATTTGCTTGAAGGACTAGTCGTTCCAATTCCAACATTGCCTCCTTTTTCTACAACAAATTGTGATGCATAGTTTGTTCCTGTAGCACTTGTAGAGGTTTGTAAGTCAAGAATATATAAACCAGTATCATTATCTGAAGTTCTTACTTGTAAACCTTGCGAACTGTCTTGATTATTTGTAATTCTTACACCAAATCCTGCAGTAGAATCTACTATATCTAATTTGTTTGAAGGACTAGTCGTTCCAATTCCAACATTACCTGAAGTATCAATACGCATTCTTTCTGCATCATTTGTAATTATAGCTAAATTATGATTTGATGAAGTTCCTACAAAGCCACCATCGGTTGTTACATAAAACCTAGCTGTTTGTGTTCCATTGCTAGTTTCATAAATACCACCATTAGTGCCAGTTAAATCTAAAACTGTATAACCTGAAACTGCTGTAGGACTACTCGTTCCAATTCCAACATTTTCACTACTATCAATAGTTATAGCAAGAGCATCTGCATTATCATCAATACCTGTTGAAGTAAAACCTGTAAGCGTACCAACACTTGTTATATTAGGTTGTGCTGCTGTAGCTAAAGTTGCTACTAAAGTACCTGTAACAGTTGCACCAGTATTACTTGTTTGGAATTTTGTAGCGTTGTTGTAATTTAATGCAACATGGCTGTCTGTTGGCATATCTATAAAAGTTTCATCACCAGCAGCGTTCATTATTTTTACGCTGTCGCCTTGGATTAATAAATTACCAGTACCACCATCTTTAATAATACTGTGAGATCCAGAGTGATAAATCTCTAAATCATCGCCAGTTCCAAAGATAGCTTTTGCATTGTCATCAAAGTTTGCTGAAGCAAATTTGACATTGACTGCTGTACCAGCAACCGCAAAGATTGCATCAAGAGCATCTAAGTCTGCATTAATTTTTGTTCCCCAGGTATCGGTTGATGCTCCTACTTCTGGTTTAGTTAAGTTTAAATTCGTTGTAAATGTATCTGCCATAATTTATTCCTATTTATGCTGCTATGTCAGTCCAATCTGTACTTGTTGCGGACTGATCTGTCCAAGTTGTTGTAGCGGGTGTTTGATTCGTATAGTCAGTTGTTGCTACAGTCTGGTCATTCCATTTTAAACCACCTAACGCAGAAAAACCACTTGTTTGTGCAATAGTAGATGCGCCAGAAATTTTAAGACCACCAAGACCTGTCATAGCACTTTCTTGTGCAATCGTAGCAGAACCACTTAAAACCATCTCTGGTGTAGCTGTTATTGCTGATGTTTGGTCTATAGATGCTTGGCCTAAAGCTATACGCACACCAGCTGCGGTAAAGCCTGTTGTTTGGTCTATTGAGGCAACGCCATCAAGAACAATTACTCCTGTAGCGGTTACACCAGATGTTTGGTCTATAGATGCTGCGCCAAGTTTTACAACCTCTCCTGTTGCAGCAAATGCAGAAGTTTGTGCAATGGTTGCTTCACCTTTATCAATCTGCCTTCCTGTAGCAGCAAAACCAGATGTTTGATTTATGGATGCAGAGCCTAGTTTAACAACCTCTGCGGTTGCAGTTACACCACTCGTTTGCGCAATCGTAGCTGATCCTACTAATACTAAAGTACCAGCAGATGTAAATGCGGAAGTTTGGTCAATGGATGCAACTGCCTTTAGTGTAAGGCTGCCAGCTGCACTTAGACCAGATGTTTGAGCTATGGTTGCGGATGCAAACTCGTATTCAGGAGTACCGTAATCGGCTATCCCGTAATTAAGTTGACCAT